TGATCCAGGCATTACAACTGAACAATCAAACGCTATTACTGCTAATACAGCAAAAGTTAGCCAGGGGTTTAGTACTTCTGGTCAAACGTTAAGCATGGAAACTACAACTGACAGGGGACGTGCTGTTTTACGTTTTACTGTAACTAAGTCTGACGGAACAACTACATCAGGAGATGTATTCTTAACTTAACTATGGCAAAAAAACCAAAATTACAAAACTTAAGATATAGATTTAATAAATTTATAAAAGAAGGTAATTTTCCTAAAGCCAAAGAATTAAGTAAATATTCACAAGTGTTACATGGTGTAAACTTAGATGAGGAATACCATGCAAAACTAGCCAGTAGAGAAGATCCTCGCAATCCATTCAACTTAAGTAAAGTTAGTGGATACAAAAAACAAAAATATGGCTAGAGCGAAAAAAGATCCACAAAGATATAGACCTGTTGTAAATAACGGTCATCCAGATTTAAATCCTGAATCAGTAGCATATCAAGAATATTGGGAACAAGAACTTGATAGATGCATAAATGGTTTCAAGCCTAAGGGCATGAAAAAGATTTCTGGTAAGTATTATTTCTATTTAAACTATTACAAAATATTAGGTAACGATGGAACTAAAGGTTCGCGTAAAACTTTAATTAGTCCATGGTATAGACAAATGGATCATGAATACTTTGATCTTTTCCAAACTTGCAAACAAGATGGTAAAGGTATGATTGTAATTAAAGCTCGTGATAAAGGTTTTAGTTACATGAACTCTGGTATGATTGCACATGAATATACATTTTTCCCATTTAATGATGTTGGTATAGCGGCTGGTTTACAAGCTACAGCTGATGCATTTTTTGATAAAACAAAAAAAGGTTTGAATGGATTGCATTCTAACTTTAAGCATTCTATTCTAAAAGATACAGATGGTATATTACGATCTGGATACAAACAAAAAAACAAAGATGGTAAATGGGAAATAGGTGGTTATCAATCTACTATTATCTGTAGAACAATGGATAATCCCGAGGTATTCAAAGGTGAACGTGTTTCTTTGATGGTGTTCGAAGAAGCTGGTGAGTTTAAACATTTGAAAAATGCTTATATGTCTTCTAAGGCTTGCTTTATGGATGGTAATCTTCAATTTGGAGTTCCTGTCGTAGGAGGTACTGGTGGTGACATTAGCAAAGCCTCAAAAGATTTTATGGATATGTATTATGAATCTGATGCATATAATCTTATTCCTATGTTTATACCTGCATCTAGAGCTTATTATGGATACTTTGATATAGATACAGGCGAAGAAAAAGTTGAAGCAGCAAAAAAAGTTTTGTTAGAAGAAAGAGAAACAATTACAAACTCTGGTGATAGAGAAGCTTACAACCTACACATACAAAATTATCCATTAACTGTTCAAGAAGCATTTTTAAATACGAAGACCGCAAGATTTGATAATTCTCTATTAAATGCACAAAGGTCAAGAATACTTGCTAGTAAAGATTATAGAAGTCAAATACAGCAAGGTTTTTTGGATTGGGAGTTTAATGAACAGGAAGAATTTATTGTAAGATGGCGACCACATCCAGAAGGTCCTTATAAAATATTACATCATCCTGAACCAGAATATAAAGATTTAGATATAGGTGGAATAGACTCTTATGATCAAGATCAAGCAGGTGCGTCAGACTCTTTGGGAAGTGCAATAATTTATCGTAGATTTGTAGACACGGAAAGTGCAAGCGATTATGTTGTAGCGGAATACACAGATCGTCCTGCAAAAAAAGAAGATTTTTGGGACGGATGTCTCAAATTAGCTATATACTACAATGCAAAAATGCTAGTAGAATATACTAAGATAGGAATTTTGGATTACTTTAAAAGAATGAATGCTTTGAAGTATCTAAAAGAAAAACCAGAGTCTGCACATAATCCTGGAACTAAAACTAGAAACAGGTATGGTGTGCATATGAACAAGCAAGTCAAATCATTAATGGAAGATTTAATGGATGACTATATAAGGGAGAATGTAGAAGATATTTGGTTTTTAGATCTTATTGAAGAGCTTGCATCTTACGGAACAAAAAATACTGACCGAGCTATAGCTTTTGGTCTTTGTCTTGTGCATAATGTAGATAATTACAGAATACAAGCTAAGACAATAGAAGCAGAACAAGCAGATATAGGTTTTAAGTATTATAGGTTAGATAGAAATGGTGTACCAAAACTGATATAATAATGGATTACAAACAATCAATATTTCCACCGCAATTTGTTTTAGAGTCAGAAAAAACAGAGGAATGGGCTAATAAATGGGTAGACGCAGTTGTGTCTTATATGGCATATGTAGATTCTCCATATCACAATTCAAGATTAAACGATATACAAAACTACAACATTTACAACGGAAGTTTGGAGTTGCAAGATTTTAAATATATCACAGAGCAGTATGGTATGGCTTACCCAGCAAGACTTGTGAACTATCCTATTATATCACCAAAGATTGATCTTTTAGTTGGAGAAGAGCTAAGAAGACCGATGGATATTAAGGTATCAACCACCAACAAAGAGGCTGTACTTAGAAAAGAAGATGTAAAAGTTAATTTAATTATGAAAAAATTAACAGAAGAAATACATCAAGAATTTAAAGACGCAACAGGTATTGCTTTACCAGCAATTACAGAAATGGAAATACCAGAAGATATTGATCTATATATGAGATACAATTATCGTGAAATGGTAGAAGAAACTGCACAAGATGGATTGGAATATCTTATGCAAAAATATCACTACAGAGATATATTTAAAGAAGGCTTTAGAGATTTACTTGTAACTGGTAAAGAGTTTTTCAAAGTATATGATCACAATGGAGATCCGTATGTAAGGCGTGTAGATCCAAGAAGTGTTGTGTATGAAATAAATTCTAACTCAGATTATCTAGATGATGCATCATGGGTAGGTGAAGAAAGATACTTATCATATAGTGAAATACTTGATGAGTTTAGAGATGAGCTTACAAGAGAAGATCTAGAAGAATTATCAGCTATGTATCAGATAGGGGGCTATGATGATTTATCTGCATATAACAGTCAGTTCGATTGGATTGATTATCAAGAAGGACAAGAGGTTAAAATACGTGTTGTATCAGTAGAATGGAAATCTATTAAAACACTTAAGTTTAAAGTATCTGAAAATAAATTTAACCCAGAAAAACCATTCATGAAAGCTGTAGCTGATGATTACAAGCCTCGTAGAAGAGAACAATTAGTTACAAGATATGTGGATGATATTTGGGAAGCTACAAAGATTGGTGGTAAAATATTAGTAAGAGCAAGACGTAGACCAAATCAAGTCAGATCCGTGGATGATGCAGGTAGTACGCAACTCTCTTATGTAGGATGTGTACGAAACAATACAACAGGTAGAGCTGTATCTATGGTGGATCTACTTAAAAATATACAGATGCTTTACAATATTGTAATGTATCAAATAGAATTAGCTATGGCTAGATCTGGTGGTAAAGCTGTAGTATATGACGTATCTCAGTTACCAACAAATTTAGGTATGGATATGCAAACTGTATTGTATCACCTAAAAACAGATGGTATCATACCAATTAATTCTAAAGAAGAAGGTAATCAGTTAGCATCATTTAATCAATTCCAACAAATTGACTTCACACTATCTAACTCTGTACAGCAGCTTATCAATCTTAAGATGATGTTAGAACAAACAGCTGGACAGATATCTGGTGTATCACCTCAGCGTGAAGGTGCTGTTGGTCAGTACGAGTATGTAGGAAATGTGCAGCGTAGTGTTGTGCAATCTGCTACAATAACTGAAAGTTGGTTTTATTCACATTCACAAGTTAAGAAAAGAGTTTTTGAAAAAGTTTGTAATCTTATGAAAGTATCTTGGGCTAATGGTAAAAAGTCATCATACATATTAGCTGATGGTGCGTATAAATTTTTATCTATTATGCCAGATGTTTCACTACAAGATTATGGTATATTTATTGGAGACTCTGGTAAAGATGATGCTATGCGTCAACAATTACAAGGTATTGCACAAGCTGCTTTACAGGGTGGTCAGGCTACATTACTTGATATTATAAAAGTAATAAAAGCGGATACCTTTACAGAAGCAGAACACATACTTGAACGTGCTATGGAAGAGATTAAGAAAGAACAAGCTGGACAAGCACAACAACAACAAGCTATAATGGAAGCACAACAAGCTGCATCACAGGCTGAATTTGAAAGACAAGTACAACTTGAACAAATCAAAAACCAAGCTAAAGTTGAGGTTGCTAGAATACAATCAGAAACAGATCTTAGAATTGCAGATATGAAAGATGATTTAGCTAGAGAAACAACTGATGTTGCACATAATGTTAAGAATAAACAAATATTTTTAACAAAAAGAATGGAGACAGATGAAAAGAAAAATTTAAGTAAAGCACAAAAAGAATCTGAAGAAACATCTGTAAGTCCACAGCGAAAAGAAAGAGTGCAAAATATAATTAAAAAATCTTAGTATATTTGCAAATTAGGGAACAAATTATAAAATTATGTCAGAAGAACAAACAAACTTAGTTGAGGAAGCAGCATCTGCAGAATCAACAACACAAGAACAAGAAACAGTAGAAACAGCAGCAACTGAATCAACTGAAGAAGCAAAGTTTGATCCATTAGCTTTTGCTAGTGATCAAATGATGGAACAGTTTCAGGGAAAATATAATGAGGAAGCTGCAGAAAAAGTAGAAAATGCACAATCAGAAGAAACAGAAGAATCGACTGATGGATTTTCTTGGGACAGTATTGAAACTGAACAAAAAGAACAAGATCAACAAGTCCAAGAAGATGAAGACTGGGATATCGATCCTCAGCCCGAAGTTGCTAAAGAAACTGAAAGCGTACAGGAGACTGGAGAATTAGACTGGTCTAAGTTTGCAAAAGAACTTGGAATACAAGGAGCAAGCAAAGAAGATATTATAAAGGCGTTAAATTCACCATTTGTTGATCAGCCAAATAATGAAGCTATTAGTAGAATGAATCAATATCTAAATATGAATGATAGAGAATTGATTGGAGCTGAAATGAAAACAGATGGTATGGAAGACTTCGAAATAGAAGAAGCTATTGATAAAATGGAAGATTCTGGAGTTATGAAGCGCGAAGCTTATAGAATAAGAAGACAGCTTAAACAAGCTATCGAGCAAGAAAAAACAAAATTCTATAAACAAAAACAAGAAGAAGAAATGTCGGCTAAAGAAAAAGTCGCAAGAAATAAAAAAGAATTACAAAGTCACTTAAAAGGTTTAGATACTTTTATGGGTGGTCGTGTAACTAAAGGCCAAGCGCAAGAGGCCTATAAGTATATTACGTCAGGTAAAATGGCTGAGGATATTTGGAACTCTCATGACAATGCTTCTGAGGTTGCTATGTTTATGTTATTTAAAGACAAATTTGCTAAAATTTTGCGTAATCAAGGTTTGGAAGATGGTAAAGCATCAATACTAAATGATATTACCTCACCAAGTCTTAGTAGCAAGTCAAGACCAAAAACTTCTGTAAAGAAGAGTGGATTTGATCCTGCTGCATTTATGAGAGAGTAGCTTTACAAATACAATAGGGCGATGCCCAAAGTTACGTGAAAATACTCTGGATAATAAAATAGTGTTTAATATTTAAAATTTAGAAAAAATGGCTAAGGTTTATACTGGAACTTATGGTTCTGGAACAACTCCTGAGAATGCTTTGAACACAGCACTATTGCAATACCCAGAGATTGCAAAAACGTTGATTCAACAGTATCCTCGTTATTCAGCGACTTACCTTATGGAAAGAACAGGTCGCTTTGCACAAGAAAAAGTCCTAGGTGATAACTCTTTCGAATGGAAAGTTATGGGACGTTATAATGCTCCAACGCTTTCAGCTGGTTGGATTTCTACAGATGGTGTAACATTCGTAGGATCTACTGCTAATAGTGGTGCTTCAGCTGTATCAGGTACTGCGGTAGCTGCTGCTGACGCTGACGGAGACGTTATCTATTTAAGAGGTGATGGTGACACTTCAGGTCGTACACCAAATTTCTTAAACAAATTTGATATGGTTAGATTCCAATCTGGCGCTGTTGGTCTTGTATTAGAAGATCCAACTCCTTCAGCTGCACAAGCTTCTGCTAATGGTGGTATTACTGTAACATCTGCATCTTTTGATATTAAAATCGAAATGATTGATGGTACTGCTAATCCATTACAATTAACAGATGTTCATGCAGATGCAATTTTTGCATCAATTGGTTCTGCCTTCCCTAACGGATCTAATGGATCTGATGTAGGTGAAAACTATGTATATCCTTCTACTTACAAAAACTACCTTACAACTTCTCGTAAGAAAATTTCTGTATCTGGAAAAGATATTACAGATATTATGTGGATTGAAAACAATGGACATCGTCTTTGGTACTTTACTAAAGAGCAAATGATGATGGATGAGTTTATGTATCAGCAAGAATTACAAAGATGGTATGGACGTAAGTCTATTACTAATGAGTCTTCTTCTGTAGCTCGTCCAGGTGCATTGACTTCTAGTCTTAGCGGACTTTCAGGAACTCAATCTACTTCAGTTATTACTGGAGATGGTTTATTAGCTCAAATTGATTCTTCTAACCAAGCTACTTATACTTTAGGTGCTTTAACTGAAGATATCATTACTGAGTTTTTAGCTAAGTTATCTTTGAATACTACACAAGCTGAAGGAAATGAGTTTGTTGTATTTACTGGTACTGAAGGTCGTTTAGCATTCCACAAAGCAATGAAAGAATTAGTGATCGCTCCATCTGGATCGTTTACTGGTGGATCTATGGTAGGTGTAAATGGTGATGTTCAGCTTGGTGCTAACTTTACTTCTTACATGGCTATGGGTAATAAAATTACTATTGCTTACTGTCCTGTATTTGATGATGCGAATTTACATTCAGCTGCATCAGGTACAAATGCTTTTGGTGACAACAGATTAAAAGAGTCTGCAAAAATGGTATTCCTTGATTTCGGTAGAACAAGTGGTGTTTCTAACATCGAGCTTGTTACTAAAGGAGCTGAAGGAACAAACCGTTCATTTATCAAAAAGTATGTAGCTGGTATGATTAATCCATACGATCAATCATCTATGATGGCTGCAAATGCTGATGATAAGTTTGAAGCTCACGTTTTATCTGAGTCTGGAATTATAGTTCGTAACCCATTATCTTGTGGAATCCTTTCCGCAGCATAATACAATATTTTTATATTATGGCAAATAGATGTTTTTTATTCGCGGCTGACAGTGCAGCTGATGCAGTTTGTATAGACAGCGACAAAGTAACTGATATAGAAGTTAGTGATGCTACTACAGTTTCAATAAATTATGGACTAAACGATAATGGTGATGGTTCTATAATTTTAGGTGTAACTAGTGGTAAAGCACACTCTGTTGTAAAAGAGTTGGGTAGAATTATTCTTCAAGGTGTTGGTGTAATTACCATCGCTGATGATCTTAACAGCGTATATAGCGTTGACGGAATTGAAGAAGTAGATACTATTAATCACTCTTAATAACTGAATTTAACTGGTATTAACGGAAGAGAAGCTTAAACGATAATACCTTAATTATTAATTTTTAAAATAAATAGAAATGGCTTTGAAATTTGATTTTAATAAATTGCGTACAGCAGTTAAAAACTTTACAGTTGGTACAGATGTATTAAATGGAAGTTTAAGTGCTGGCGAAGAGGCAAAATTTACGCCACACATGAGATTGGCTAGACCAGTAGAAGCAATTAATAACGTTGCTGCTGTGACTAGAACTTTAACTACTGTGGAGTCTGGAACATTGTTTACATTAGACATGTCTGCTGTTGACAATAATGTTACCATAACTTTACCTGCTGCATCTGGTGCTGCTGGTGTATACTTTGACTTCTGCTTTTTAGTAGATAGTGACGATGATGCAGATTTCATATTAACTACTGGTGTTGACGCAGTAGATTTTTATGGAACTATAGCTCATGGTGCTGCTAATAGTACAGCTAGAGATGTAGATGGTGATGCTTCTAAGTTAACTATTGACGGAAGTGCTTCTCAAGACCTAGAAGGTATGAGAATAACTTGTCTGTGTGATGGTGCTAACTGGCATTTAACTGGATACAACACTGTTGCTATTGCAACTGCTAGTGTAGTATTATCTGCAAGTGCGTAATTAACAATTTGAGTAACGGAGGGGCTTAGTCCCCTCCATTATTCTTATATTTGCAATATGAATTTATTTGATTATTATAAATCTATCGATCCAGAGGGCTGGGAAAAGCAGGTAGAAAGAGCAAAAAAAAGAGATAAAGAAAATTTCTATATTGGAGGACAAAGCGGCTTCAAATGGAATACACACTCAGGTAATAAAACTTGGATAGAAAATGGTAAAATTGTCAAAGAAAAGAAAGGCAAGAAGTTACCACCGCAATAGGGAGTATTAATTTAAATTTTATAAAAATGAAACACACGGTATTAATTAAAGCAAAGAATGCAGGTAAGTTTAACTATGCAAAGTTTGGAACTTACACTGGCAGGGGTGGACAAAAAATTTCACTAATGAATATGGACGGTGAGCCATCTTCAGGTTATGAAATGTTTAGTGCAATAGTTGCATTGGATATTAATGATGAATATGACAATAGAGTATATAAATTTTTACAAAATCATCCATTAGTGAATAGTGGTGGATTTCAATTAGAAGATTTATCCAAAGCAGAAAATGCAAAAGCTGAAGAGTCATTAGCTAAGGCTGATGCAGTTACAGCTGCTGCTACGCTATCTAAAAAAGAAATAGAAGACTTATGTCATCTTATTGGATTGAATGGCGATTGGGATGATAATATTCGTAAAGCTAAAGTTATTGCTTATGCTAACGATAATCCTAAAAGATTCTTAGAGGTAAGAGCTGATAATGATGCTCCTATTAAAATCTTTATTAGAAAGTGTATGGCTAAAGATTTATTTACTAGAGTTAATGGTGTATACAAGTATGGTACTACAACTATTGGACTTACAGAAGATCAAACAGTACAGTGGGTAAAAGATAACGCTGATATACATGCGTTACTTAAAAATGAACTTAGAGGTCCTAAGCCACGTACAAAACAAACAGTTGAATTAAAAGAAACAACTAAATAATGAATTTAGACCAAGCGCATGATTTAATAGATTTGCTTTTAGATAAAGCAGATCAACCCTATTTCACTGATGATGAAAAAAATCAGTTTTTAGATCAAGCAATCATGTCGTATATAAATTTTCATTATAGAACTTATGATCAAGAACAGGTCTCAAGAGATGCTTTGAGCTATTTTTTTCATAGTAGTCTTATGCAAGGTAGTCTTACTGGAACAAAAAATTTACCAGAAGGATATGTTCATTTAATTCAGTTTGAAATAGGAAATACTGTTAACGACATTCAATCAGCAAAAATATTAGGATCAAAAGATTATTTAGATTTTAGATTGTCAAGCGATCCTTTTAATAAAGCTTCTGTTGATAATCCAATATGTTTTGTAAGAACAGACCGTAGTGTTTTAGATCCTACAGAAGTTTATAATCGAATACACTACCAACCTGTTGATTGGCCTGATGCTTCAGATGTAACTGGACCTATGAGCCAATATTTTTGTATAGTATTTAGACCATTTGATGTAGTTTTTGGTGATACAACTGTAATAAATGAAGATACTTCTTTAGTAGATGCT